TATTCAGGGACGTGCTCCATATATGCCCCAAACAATTTCATTTATTCCACAGTTTAAGATGATTGTCACATGTAATGTATTCATGGAAATCAAGAGCAACGACCATGGAACCTGGCGTCGTGTTCGCGCAGTTCCTTTCAAATCACTATTTACCGAAAATCCAGTACAAGGTGATAAAGAAAAGCCTTATCAATATTCAATCGATAAATATATTGACGAGAAGTTTGATGGCTGGAAAGAGGTTTTCGCTGCGATGCTTGTGAAACGAGCTTGTGAAACAAATGGAACAGTTAAAGACTGTTCGATTGTTTTGGAGAAAAGCAACGAATATCGTCGCAGTCAGGATTATTTGTCAGAATTCGTTCAAGACCGTATTATTCGTTGCGAGTCGAAGTTTATTCGCAAGACAGAACTCAACAACGAGTTTTCTTTGTGGTACGCTTCTAATTATGGCGGACGTGGACCCAGTCCAAAAGACCTACACGAATATATGGACAAAAATTTCGGAAGACAACAAAACCAAATGTGGAGCGGTGTTTCAATCAAGTACGAACATCAACATGATGATAATATGTCTAATGATTATGCCAGTAATTCGGATATAAATGCGGATGAAATTGACGCATAAAGTAAAATGTAAAAAATTGAATTAAAATATTTATTTATTTTTTTCAAAAACTTAACAATGAAAACTCCACGTGAATTTGAAGAACAAACCGAATATTATAAAAATGTGGGTTATAATATTCTAAAAGACATATTCAATAAAAAATATAACAGTTATAATGCTAAAAATGATGTTCGTCGATGTACCCGTTGTACAGGTTTAGTAACAACTAGAAGACACTATCCATATGAAGATATGGATGGAATCTTAAATCAATATCCTAGTTTGAAGAAAAATCATGAGAAAAAAATACAAGAATTTGTTCTTAATTATTTAACACATAAAACATATTTCCATAACAATATCTTTGAAGAACTTATTGCAAAGATTTGGCATTATGATAATATTCATAAATTTAATGACTGGGACCCAGAATTACCCTCTGTATGATTCCCCTTTTGCTATTGCTTTCAAGAAACGAAATAAATAATATACGAAATTTTCAATATACATGATTATAAATGGATAAATAATCGCAACTATTAATATAATTAGTTTAGTTATAGCCCCTATGTTGCTTGGAACTAAAAAAAACGTTATCAATAGCAATACAACTAAAATAAAATAGGTAATAAAGAGTATCCAATTCATAGTATCGAAAAACCCCGATTTTTTACTGGTATATTCACTTAAAACATCTCCTTTCGTTAATTCTCCACGTAAATCATCGTATTGTTCAGATAATGAGGAATTCTGTTGCTTAATAGCTTTATTGTAAATAGTTTTTACATCTATATTTTTATATCTCGCATCGTTTACTTGACTTGATAGTTCAGATGCTGTCGATTGACTTAAATTTGCTTGTTCATCAGCTGTAGCTAAACTAGTTTTGGCTTGACTAATTTGTTTGTTTAACTCAGCGATCTCGCTCCTTAAAATCGCAATTTCATTATTTAAAGCGTCTATCTGTGTTTGTTTTTGTTGACTTATTGTTATCCAATAATCTCTATCTATAGTCATATTTTGCACATTTTGTCTCACAGTATTCAATTCCCATTGTAAATCGCTTATTTGGCGCTGTTTTTCATCAATCTGATTATTCAAATCATCAATGCGGCGTTGAGCATTAACAGGAATATCATAATAGACATTATAAAACTGTATAAGCGGCGGAGGAGGTGGGGGTAGTGGTTTTGGTTTTGACGATTTTCCTCCCATTTTAAAATAGCTATCTATATATTCGAAAGATATTTTATAAAAAAATTCCATTTAGATTTAATTTTGTTAAAACAAATTGAAAGAAATAATAAACCAAAAATTCTATTTGCATTATAAAAAATGGGAAAAGTATTAATCCTATTATATAGCCCATTTTAACATATATATTTACAGATGGTTTGAAATAATAAAATATATAACCAAATATTCCTGTTAGTATAAAATATATAATTAGCATGCTAATGTTTACTATACTTAAAAAAGATATTTGTTCAATTAAATAACCTACGCGACTATCATTTGTTCGAAAAGTATTATTCGGTTCTATTAGATTATTTTGTATTTTAATTGCGTTATATAGTTCATCCTTTGTTTTTATAGTATCTATTGTTGTCTCTGAATAAGTATTAGCCAATACTAAATTTTGCGGAATTATAATATTAGATTGTTCATTTGATATATCAATAGACTCTTGTAAATTAGCAAGTTCTGCCTTTAATTTTTCGCGTTGTATTATTAATTCATCTCTTTCATTTGTTAATTGTTCTATCATACGTATTTTTTCGTTTACGTCATTAACCCAATCATTACGCTCACTAGTTCTTTTATCTAAAGTTGCTTGTTCTTGATTTATCTGCCAATTTAAATTATTAATATCATTTTTTAATCTTTCTAATTCTGCCTTTTTTCTGTCAATTTCAAAAAAACGAAATGATGGTAAATAAACTGGTATTCTAAGCGGCTTAGGACTACTACTACCATTTCCCATTTTATATATATAATATTCTATTTACATATACATTAGATAATATAATTATACGAAACTATAACCACCTATTTCATTTGCCGAATTAGGTTTAACGCCATCCATATTATAAATATTTGAAAGAGTAGTAAACTGATTTGCCCCAGGAACATTTGGTGCTGCTGTTGTAGTATCAGTTTTTATTACACAAACCGAATTAGATGCATCCCAAATAGTTCCGGTACTACAGCAATCATTACCGATACATCCTGCTAAATTAAGAGAACCTAATAAATTACCAGCATCTGCCTGTTCCTTGGTTTTTTTTGCAATTTGATCTGGCGTTAGTATGGTTGGTCCATCTAAATTTATTTGGTCATAATACATATTATCGCGTTTAGCTATATCTAAATAGGCAAAATAAAATGTAAATATACCAGCAGTAATTATAATTATCATTAAAATATTTATAACAAAAGATGGTATTATCGGAAAATAATTTCCAGCCATATACACACCAAGCCATAATATAAGAAAGACAATAAATAATATAATCATTCTGGTATAATCAGTATAACGTTGTCGATAGCTTTCATTCAATATAGCAGTTCTTTGTTTCGTTTCTAAAGCGTTATCTATATTTTGTTTTTTCATAAGAAGTCTTTGTTTTTCAGTATCAACTATATCCATCATTTGTGTTTGATGGTCAAGTGCTTGAGAAGTTGAAATATTCGCATTTGCAAAATTAGTATGTAAACTATCTAATTGGTTTTGTAAAGCACCTATCTTTGTTGCGAAATTTGGATCAGCTGACTGGCTAGTTATACCTGTTAAATAATTTCGTTGTAATTGAAATACCCCAGATAAATCTATGTATTGGGTAGGCGCATTTCCTCGATTAGTAAGTTGAAGTGCCAAATTTGATGGTAGATTTCCCATGAAATATATATTATAAAAATATTATAATTCTATAATTTTATAATACTGTTTTACTTATTCTCTCAATAACATTATTGCAAATATAATTAAAGTAGCACTAGCTATAGTTCCTAACATAAAAACCGCGTTTTGTTGGAGTATTAAAGTGTCTGTATCCTCTAACATTGCATCATTCAAAGTTGGTTTTTCATTCATATAATTCAATAAATTTCCACTAAAGTCATATTTATCATTAGCCATTAATTGATCTCGTAAACCTGTTTGATTTGGATTTGTAATTTGTCCTATATTATTAGATAAATCTCGATATGTTGAGTCTATTTTATTTAATAAAGTTGAATAATTACTCGCTGTTTGTATCATAGGGGATATTTGAAAATCGTTTATTGCTGCCTTTAAATTATTACTGTTTGTGATTACCTGATTAGTTAAAGTTGGTATTTTTGCTTCATCGGTTGTTAACTTGGTTCTTGCCGCAGTTAAATTAGCATCGGCTGTTTTATAATCAGTTTGTGATTGTCTTAATGCAGCTGTTGCGGTTTGAACTTGTGTTTGTGCTTGTTGTACATTAGCAGTTAAACTTGCAGTATCGGAAGATGTTGAACTAGCATTACTTAATAATGTCTGTGCTTGAGTTAGAGCAGCCTGTGCTTGAGTTACTGTATTTTGTGCTTGAGTTACTGCGTTTTGTGCTTGTACTTTTTGATTCTCTAAAGTAGTTATATTTGTCCTATCCGTTGGAACTGTGCTTGTATTATAAGTGTTTATTTGATTTAATAATCCAACGTTTGTTTGAATGTATCCGGTTTGACCATTAAATTCGCTATTAATCTGATTAGTAGTTTTATATGTATCAAATGGTTCATAACGATTTTTTTCATTATTATTATGCGAAACATAAGGAGAACTATCTAAATTGGTGCTATTATATGATGTAAAGTTAGATTCGCGAATATTTCTTTCCATTATTAAATTATTATCAGATAATAAACTGAATTTTTCAGTTCCTACATCTGGATTTACTGTTATATATGTAACGCCAAACAGATTCAATTGATTTAATCTAACTATATTCATTCCTTGACTCATTTCGCTAATAATTAGTCGAAAATATGAAAATTTACTTATAGCATTAATATTATAAATTCTAAATGGACGGTTTTCGCTCGGCATTTCATCCGCTGTTATATTTTGTTGGTCCAAATATGACCAAGAAGAACCATCAGTAGACCCAACTAAAGTAAATTTTAATGGAAATGTAGATATATTTCCCGAATAAGAAGGTGTCATAATACTATATTTATAAAGATAAATAGAATAAGGTATTTGCACTTGTATCCATTCACCTGATAAACTGGATTCTTTATCGCCATTCCCTATTTTTGTTATCCATTTATTTTTCGCTGTTCCACCACCTTGATAAGATGAGGGTTTTCCAGAATTATAAGGGTCTTGTGTATATTGTGGATACCCTGCTTTATAAAAATTATAACTTGGATTATTATTATAATCACTTTGCCAGAATGATTGTTCACTACCGTTAAAAACCATATATGGATTTGTATTATCATTTGCTGTAGATGAAGCTGAAACTATATAAGAACCGTTAGGTTTATAATCTTTAATAGATTTTGAGTCTATACCCGAAACTTGAGTATTATTACTATTTAATAAAACACCTTTCGGTAATGGCAATATTTGAATAAGTGGCAAATTGCTCATATTATATATTTAATATAATATGACATTATAAAATACGATTTATAATTTTGTGAAAACAAAATATAATCCAGATGTTGCTAAAATTGTCCATACTAGCCCTGCGTAAATAGTAGTATCATATATAACCTTATTTTCATGCATTCTTGAGTCGGGTGTTACATATAACTCTTTCATTTTACTATCTAATTCACCTCTTAGTTTTAAAATATCATTATTATAGGTATTTTTAATATAATTAAAAGATACGTCATATTGCTGATTTGTTACACCATTATTAATAGGTGTGTTAAAAATGCTATATATATCACCACCTGTAAGTGTATTTGTACCTCCACTAGTGGTATAAGTTATTAATTTATCATATGCGGAGTTTACTGTATTTATATTTTTGTCGTCATCGCTACATGTTTGGCCTTGGGCATTTTTTCCATTAGTGTTCAAAGTCGTGTCTGTGCACTGAACATAATTTGCATATTTTTTATTAAAATCCATTAAATCTGCTAAAAGTTTATTTTCAGCATCCATAACAGTCAATCCTTCTATCATAGGCATTTTATTATATGTCTCGAAATTTTCGCAAGGTCCAGTCAAACCGATACAATAATTTCCGAATAAGTTAAATTGAGCAATATTCACTACACAATTCCATGAACCAATCTTACGACCTACTCTTTTTACAACTATTCTAAAATGATTAAAACTAGCGGTTGGATTCTGTATTTTGAATTCTACAGGATTTGATAGGTCATATGAACCAACTGGGTCTCTAATAATTTGTTGATCTAAAATAACCCAAGTATTACCATCTGTTGAACCAAGTATGAAAAAATCAGATGGCATTCTACCTAAGCAACAATGCTGACTTGTCATAATTGAGTATCTAGTTAGTTTTAAATTGTATGGGAGTTTAATCTGCGCCCATTCGCCACGTATAGTTTGTCCATTATTCAAATATGTTTTATAATATTTATTTAAACCACCTCCTTGATATTCTCCTTCTCCACCAAGTTCATTCGCTAAATATGGGTGTTGTGTGTATCCATCCATCAAGTATTTCCATTGTTCTCCGGCATACCAAGGTGTATGCCATCCTATCCATCGTTCACCGCGAAACATCGCGATAGCACTCCACCATGGTTGACCATCACTTTTTCCAAATGCCGATGATTCATTTGTTTGATAAATACCATTTTTAAAATCATTCGGGTCATCTCTATTATTCACTATAATTTGTCCTTTTTGATAATCGAGAGTATAATTTTGTGGTGGAACGGCCTGAAATTCACCAGCGTCTAAACCAATTTTTGTAAAACCATTATTAACTACAATTACCGATTGACTCGATGATTGATTAAAATTTGAAAATAATTGGTTTGGATCACCCATTATAATTATGTATATATAATTATAATATATTTATATACGAATATTAGCTAGAATTCCTATTTTTATAAATGAGTATTGCTAACGCAACTATACCAACTCCTAAATTAATAGTGTTGAGAATCGTTTTATTAAATACTTGCTTTGTGTTCTCGTATTTTTCAACTGAACCACTGTTCTTACTTTGTATCGTATTTATCAAATCCGCATTTTTTTTATTCAAGCAAAGTTCTTTCGCTATACAATTGCCACTATTGTCGACAAAATTTATATCATTACATGATGTATCCCAAATAGGGTTATATAAATCCATAGTATTACAACTATTATCAGACGGCATTATTCCATTATGTTGTGCGCTAGCATAAAAAAAATCGGTTTGACTATAAGCAACTGTTGTAGACATTTCTAATATATATTAATAAATTATATTTCTATACACAAATACGATAATAATCATAAAACATAGCAGTTGCGCTTTCTCGTTTAAATAAGCATACCTGTCCTGGTCTTAAACAAATAGCCAGCGCCTGTGGGTCAAACCTAGAAATTTCCGGAAGTTGTTTTAAATTAGTTATATTAAACTTTTTTTTCATTTCATCTATCTCAGTATCTCCTAAAATTACACATTCCGGTACAAGTTTATGATTCAATATATTATATTGAAGCCGATTTATATTATGAATAACTACGAAAATTCCATCGTGGTCAAATAGATACTTTAGTTTTGTTATAATAGTGTCATTCGGTTCATCCTCAATAATAATAATAAGCGTGTCATTTTTTGTCAAAACAGTTTCAATTGAATAGAGGTCTTCAATTATGTCATCTAAATTAGCTGGGCGAATTTGTCTTGCGGTTAGATAATATTTCACATATACCTTTGTTCCATTTTTATTATTTGTCATAAGCATGTCTAATTGCGAATTAGTGAACATGGCGTCAATTTCATTAATGCTGAAATCTTCATATTCTGTAACATTATAATCCTGATGTGCCAAAAGCTCAGTTATAGTTTTTCTAGACTTATAAATACTTAGAATACGATTACTTGTAGTCGACATTATATAAATACTATTGATACTTTTAAGTTTTATTTTTCTATTCAATTTTTTAGTTAAAAATGATTTAAATGGTGTATTTTTATTATACCATAATGAATTCATTTGCGCCTGTGTATATCACTTTTAAAAACCCTAACTACAATAATGGAGACGAACAAAAATTATTTTGCGATGAAATATTGCACAACATGAAAGCGTGTTTGCATAGATGTGAAAATAATAGACAAATATTTAATGTATCACCTTTTATTTCAACCAATATGGATATCAATAAATGTGAAAATATACAAGATTTCAGACTTTCTTTAGAACCAACTAAAACAACGCTTGATATTAAAACACCTATTTTAACACCCTTTTCGCGGTATTCTGTGCAATACGTGGTCGGCAAGAGAACATTAGTTCTAAAAGAATTTACAGATTAAAAATAAAATTGAATCCTTTTTATTTTTAATTTTTATTTGCACCAAACCAACCAAATCAACCAAACCAACAATAATGACCCCCTTCATATTCATATTTATTTGTCTAATCGGACTTAGTGTAGTTCCGTATGGAACTGCAAAAATGCGAGGCAAGGTATATGGTATGGGAACACGTCGTTCAACCGCATCAAGAAATAGACGCGACGCAGAAAATGAGAAAAAGCATAATGATATGCTTGATGCAAGAAGATTAAACCCATTAATCAATATATGGCAATCTGATTTCCGTCTTGCCAAACCTAACAATTATGACTTTTGTATGAATTTGAATTCGACATGGTTTCATGGAATTAGAAATAGCGGACAAAATATGGATTTATCGACAGAAGATTTACAAAAAATAAAAGAAATGTACATGCAGCAAGTTTACACACCATACAAATTCCCCAACACATGGCGTGACCAGAATTCTTGGCAGGACGCACACGGAAATTCTTTACAGTTGAAAGATATCAGCGAGGAGGAAATAAAAAAATACTATTTTGATAGATGCCCACAACCATCAGTTGATATATTGGATGTTCTATCGTTTCTGTCACTTATTCCAATAGCCTTCTTTACTATAGTGTTTTTCGGTGTTGTTTTTTTGTAAATAAAATATAAAATAAAGGGCATAAAAAGCATAAAAATTTACATTTTTTTATGCTTTGAAAATATTATTAAACTTTTTTAACTATTAATGGTCCTCCTTCTATAACCGAATTATCTGCGCTAACTGTCTTTGATATATTTCCGCCAGTCAAACTAGTAGTTATATCGGAAATAGATGATTGCTGTTTTGCTTCTGTTATTGCACCTCCTTCTCCTGAAGCTTGGTCTGAAAAATCGTTCCCGCCGTTCAAAACCTTTATAACAGGTGCAAAATGAATTGATGCTGGTCCGGTTGGTTGATAAACCGGGTGTTTCATAGGAACTGTTGAATAATTCATTTGGTCAAAACTATTATATAATCCAGGAACCGAATCAAGAGGCTCTTCAAAAGGTAAACTATTCATATTATATCCAGGTCTATAAATATCAGAAACCATAACTATTTTCGTAGTATCCATCGGTTCTAATCCTTGTGAGTTATCAGCTTCTATAGTTATAAAATGGTCTCCAATATCTACTATTTTCCATAAACGCGTTGGCATAAAATCCCCACGATAATGAACTCGCTCTTCAATATTGTATTTGGCAGTTTCGTCATCGGTTCCTAAATCCTTTTTAAATTTAATGGGTCCTACACCACCCTCTTGTAAATCATCAGGTGGTGGAAAATCAGGGCTAGTTGATGGAGGAGGAAACTGTGGACTAGTTGAAGGTGGAGGAAAATCATGAGTAGTTGCGGGAGGAGGAAAATCTGGGCTGGTAGGTTGTGGTGGTGGAAAATCCGGACTAGTTGGTGAGAATACTTTTTGTGGTGTAAATGGATTATACCTAGGGGATGTCTCTTGAACATTATTTTCTCCAAGAGGTGGAACAAACGCAGGAGAACCGAACGCATATTCAGGAGATTCATTTTCATATACTTTATTTTCAGGTGTAGCATAAACATCAGTACGAGTTCTTCTAGATTCAATTTCTCTTCTTATGATTCTAGTTATTTGATTTGGCGTCATCTTCTCGTCAAATAACAATTTTCCAATATTATCTGAATAAGACATGTTCTCTAACTGTTTGATATTATCTTCAGTTATAATTCGCATCTGTATATTTATTGTTTGTAATTCTTGTATCAATAACTTAAGAGAATATGGAACATTAACTATGCTGAAACTTCTGCCGAATTTGGTTATGTTCTCAACGTGCGTTTCCTTTCCATCCATAGATGTAAAAAACCGAAGAGGGCCATCCGCCATCGGACTCATAAAAATATTCTTAGCTGGATTATAAATTGCAATTAATCCTGTTGTATTACAAACTGCCAACTGATATTTATCTCCACGCTCCATCATAGATTCACGTAAGAAATCGGCTGCTCCGTGCGCGATAACAACATCGCGTTCCATTTCGCCAATACGCAAACCACCATCATTCGCTCTACCACTTACTGGTTGTTTTGTAAGAGCAGTTCGTGGACCTAATGCGCGATAATTAATTTTGTCTTTTACCATGTGTTTCAAACGCATATAATAGTTAGGACCCATAAATATTTCAGTTTCAACCTGTTCGCCAGTCATACCATTATATAAAATTTCATTTCCACTAGAATGATATCCCACATTTACCAACATTTCTCCAAATATCTTTATTTTTGAACCTTTATTATTGAAAGCGGTGCTATCCGCATATCCACCATAATTTACGGCTGCTTTACCAATCAAACATTCAACTAAGTGTCCAATAGTCATACGAGATGGAAGAGCATGGGGGTTAATAATAATATCTGGACGAATACCATCTTTCGTAAATGGCATATCTTGTTCAGGAATAACTAACCCGACCGTTCCCTTTTGACCAGCACGTGAAGCCATCTTATCACCAATATTAGGTATGCGTTCTTCGCGAATACGTATTTTAGCTATACGATTTCCTTCGTCTCCCTCTGTAATAAAACTCTTATCTACTATACCTAGTTGTCCCTTCTTGGGTGTTTTCGACATATCTGTTTTATTATCAGTATTGCTACTCGAATAACCAGTCAATCCAATCAATACAGTTTTGTCATCAATCTGCGTGTTCTCACGAATCAACCCATATTTATCTAATTTACTATAATCATAACCCGGTTTCGTTCCTACAACGTTACTTTCCGATTCAATATTTGTAAATACCTTGTTTATGGTAACATCGCCTGTTTTTGTTTTTTCTTCATGTGTTTCATATGTAGTATAATAAGTAGTTCTAAAAAGACCACGTTTTAATGCACCTTCATTTATTAAAACCGCATCTTCTACATTATATCCACTATAACACATAATTGCAACTATCGCATTCTCCCCATACGGATTTTCTTCGTGATTAATGTGTTCCAAGTATCTAGTTTTTACTAATGGATTTTGACCAGATACCAAAACAACCGCGGTTTTATCCATACGAACTTGGTGATTTGTATGATACATCGAACAAGCTTGTTTACTCTGCCCACATGAAAACGAATTACGAGTGGCTGGGTTGTTCTCTGGAAAATTAATCAAATTACACATCATTCCAAAAATAAGGGATTCGTGTATTTCCATGTGCGTGTGTCTTTTCTGTTGATTTTGGAGTAATTCCTCACTATTTAGAGCAATCAAAGCATCCTCAGTCTCGCTTGTATCTATATAATCAATTATTGCCTTATATTCTAAGAATTTTTGCAACTTGGCTGGATTAGATTCCTCTGTTATTCCCTCATATAATTCAGATAATTCGTACATTTGGTACTTATTTGGATGAAATCCCTCTACCTTTTTAGGATTAAATCCAGTTATTAATTGATTCCAGGTAAAATCGTCCTCTTTTATTAATGTTTTTACTAAGTCAGAATCAAACGACATTTTGCCGGTTTCTTGGTCGCGATAAAAAATAGGGCGACATATTCTACCAGCATCCGTATAAATAAAAACTGTATTTAATCGTGTATCAAACGTAACACTAGTATAAATAGGTATTAATCCATTTCTACGAAATAATCTCACTTTTTCTACCGTTTTGGTTGGATTAGTAATAGCTCCAGCCCACAAACCGTTTATAAATACCTTTGTCATATGTGATAATTCAATTGGAGAACAATCTTCTATTAATCTCATTTCTTCCTTTTCACGAAGCCAATTTATAATAGGTTCTCTGGACACACCTTGAGTAATGTAAGCTGATATAGAAAGATGCTTATGGATTCCAATATTACCTCCATCTGGGGTATCAATAGGGTCAAAGAATCCCCACTGTGTGCTATGAAGAGAACGAGGACCCACTAATTTTACACTAGCATCTAAAGGTAAATTCGTTTTACGTAAATGGCTCATCATAGAATTATGAGATAGCCTATTTAAATCCTGAACTATACCTATTCTTTTTGTATGTGCATGAGCACCCCAATTTCCCTTAAACGCTTTTTTAAATCCAACCTCTACTGCTCTGTCTGAAAATACGCTTTTAAAATTTTGTTCGATGAGAAGTTTTAGGTCGTCTTCATAGATACCTCGATTTCTAGTAATCTTTTCTTCAAATCCCAAATGAATTAGACGATGTTGAATTGTATAAAACTCCCGAAATAAATCACTCATGAGAGAACCTACCAATTCAATCCGCTTGAATTTATAATTATCGCGGTCGGTCGGTTGTTCTACCCCGGTATATACATTTAATAAACGGAATATAATATACCCCAAATAATAAGCCTTTTGTGTAAAATTCATTTCGCCAACATGTGGGAGGAAATAATCAGCCAAAATGGAGAGAGCAGTAGAAATAGTTTTTCCCTTTGTTAATGTAGCTATATATTTTAACGCATTTCTTTGTGTTAATACCGCACCTGCATCATGAACAGAAGGAATAAATAAATCAACCATATCTTCGTGTTTTTCCAAATCCAATAAACACATAGTAATAATTTGTTTATCTGATATAATTCCCAAAGCGCGAAACACTATAAATAGTGGAACTGGCTTACGCACGTTAGGAATATTAACAACTATGTTTTTAAAGGTGAATTTCGAAGTTGGCGCCATAATCTTAACCGAGAGTGTTCGAATTGGTTTTGATACGTTTTCTGATACAGAACGGATTTCGGCTGAATAAAGATGTGTTTCATCGCCAGATTCGCGTATATACAACATATTATCTCCAAATTTCTCTTGAGATATAACTGTTTTTTCCTTACCATCTATTATAAAATACCCGCCAACATCATTTCGGCATTCGCCCATAGTATGACGAACCTCTCGAGGTAGACCGGACAAAACACAATAATTAGATTGAACCATAATAGGGAATTTTCCCAAATATACTTTTTCCAACACCATAGTTCGTTTTTGTGTATTTGGAGCAACCATAGATTTTTCTGTTGCCATTCGCAACATAGCAGTTTGTGCAGTAGTTAATTCAGCAGCAACTCGTTTTTTATTTTTTCTTGCAGGAGGGTCTCCTTTAGCACCACCTAATAACTCAGTCTCATTTTCTTCAGAACTAGCGGTTTGCTCTTTGTTTTCATTATCTGTAAGTGGAGGAGGAGGATTTTTTTTAAAATTAGTAAAATCGCCGTCATTTAATCCGTTATAACCACCTCCTAGTAATAAATCAGGGTCTTCGTCTACAACTACGGGCATTTCGCCTTTTTCTAAAATATCTATAAATTCAATTTCTACATCATAGTGAATAGTCATACCATAGGTCATATTGCGAAGTCGCGCTTCATTTGGATACATAAAATGCGAATCATTTTCATCATAAATAATTGGTTTGCCAAAATAGATTTTTGAACCATCTTTTCCACCAAAATACATAATACACTGAGAACGATAATCATCTATCGTATCATCATAACGGGTTTGAATCCTAAGAGGATTTTTTTCTTTGAATAGTTGGTAAATACCATTTTTGAAAAAATCATTATATGATTCAATATGGTGTCTTACTAAACTTTGAGGATTGTCTTCAAAATATTTATCAATTATCTTCCATACTGTTGAATTATCCATAACGGCTGTTATATATAAAATAAGCGATATTTTATATATTATAATCGTGTGTTTAAATAATTTCAAAGATATAAAATGGTTTTTCTATAATTATATAATACACAAATCCATAAAGATATTAATGATTATAAGAAGAATATATAAACCTAAACCTAAGACTAAAACAGACAATCAAATAATAAAAGAATTATTATACGATATGTGCAGATATATAGAGCGTATAACTAATCCTAAAAAACTAATATGGAGCGCCGAACCAAATATGGTTGCCTATACCTATAGTGCCAACGAATATAACAGAAAAATGAATCCTATTGATTATAGACTATTTCGTGTGCCAAAAGAACTTAGAAATTTAGGAGATTTTGAAAATTATACTGGAGGATATCTTGCATTAGTGCAACCCGCCAATATAAATAATACTACGCAAGTAAAATCGAAATCTCAATCTCCAATCCAAATGAATATTTATTTATAATGACGATATTTACGAGATTGTTTCTTTTGTATGGATTTTCTATGTTTCATTTTTCTTATAGATTTGCGTTTGTTTTTTCCTCCACTTCGTTTTTCTTTTTGGTTTATTGAATAAATAGAATTTGCGTTTGCGTAGTCATTTATTTCGTTTAATCCACTATTATATGAATTAGCATCTTGCATTATGTAATTTTTAGAAATAACATCTGGTTCTGTTGTTTTATAAAAATCTGACTCACTTACAGTCGACAATTTAGAAGGAGGAGGAGCGCGAGGGAAATCAAAAGATTTATCTGCGCCTATACCTTTTTCCATTTTTTCAATCATTAATTCCTTTTGTTTTTCATCCTTTTCTTCCATATATTTAGAAGCCTCTTCGTCTGACATTATCGACGAATCTGGCATAGGCGGAGGTGGTGCACTCGGTATTACGACAGGAATATGATTTAAAAATCTAAGGTCGCTATCTAGCATTATATCTTTTAAAATCATATCTTCGTATACTTCTAAAAATTCATCTACATAATAACGGTTATCAATATTTGCACAAATTCCTCGTTTGAGAATAAATGATAAATTTTTATAGTCTATTTTGCTGCCACTTTCCTTTAATATATGATAAGTTTTATTAAATACATACATTAATCCCATACAGACACCATATAAATCGAATGTATATATTGATTTTTTTAAGAAATCCTCATAAGAATTTTTTCTTGTGGAATTCACCAAAGCTATGAAATCAAACTGTAAATCAATATCCATATAATGGCGTTTTATATCTGGATCGCTGTCATCTTTTGGTAAAACATTATATAAAAAGCCCTTATCGTATATACCAGCTGAACCGTTTTTGTCTAATGCTTTTAGCAAGCGTTTTTTAGGTTCATCGGAATTATAAGAATTTCTATTGTAAAATATAGTTTCAATTGGGTAGGACCAATGAATTAATTTAATAAATTCTTCTTTAGTTTTGTAATTAATAACATCGTGGAACTTTTTATCGTATGTAGTCATTAACCCAAAATCAATAAATGCCACTCGATTCTTTTCTGGGTTATAAACAATATTCTGTGCCTTTAAATCATGATGCAGTAAATTCTGGTCTATAAAGACTGACAACCCCAAAAACAACCTGTGGCATTCTATCCAAAATTTCTCCATAATTGCTTGGTTTTCTGGTGTAGCTGGTTTGTCAGCCATACTGATAGCAAAATCGCGTAAATTCATACCACCATTTTCCATGATTAAAAGGTCATAATCAGGTTTAATTGTTTTATCTGGAGACGATGTTGCCTCTTTACCAATATCGCATTTTTTTATTGCTTCGTAGTTTGACTCTGTCTGTTTTGGTTTACATCGTATTGGGACACCTAAGAAAAATTGATTATCTGGGTCCGCAGTTTGAATCCCTAAATATTCTTGTAATTCTGTGTTAGCATGTCGACGTAGTAATATTTTAGAAACCTTATTTGTATAATCCATTCCAGACTCGTTGCATTCTAAACTTGGAGCATGTACACAACCATATGACCCCTCTCCTATTACTGATGGATTTGATTTGTCCATAATAGTAATTAGTATATATAATCTAATAGAATTTATCCACCAAAACTTTAGTAAAAATTTCTTGCTATAGATTATATTATAAAATATAATATAATGTCTGATATTACTGAAACTCTTTTCGGCCCTATTAGCAAGGAATATTGCATTTGGTTTTACTTTTTGTCGGTGATTGGTTTCATCGGTCTTTTATTTGTCCTAATATCATCTCTTTTCGTGGGTATTTCTAAAAAGAAGGGACTTGATTTTTATTTACACGCCCTTGCCTTAGTTGCCCATTCGGGTGTTATCTATTTCCAAAATCGCCTTCTTTATTCTATGTGTGTCGCTAAGTAAATACGCTCGTTTTATATTTCAAAAAGGTTTTTCATCATAATATAAAATATATTCAGAAATGGATATTTTATATTATAGTAATTTCTGTAAACATTCGCAAAAGTTAGTACAAACTTTAGTAAAAGCGAATATGTCCGATAAAATAAGTTTCATATGTATAGATAAACGAACAAAAGACCCAAAAACAAATCAAATATATCTTATTTTAGAGAATGGAACCAAGGTTATTATGCCACCGAATATTCATAGTGTTCCTGCACTACTTTTAGTTAATCAAAAGTATCGTGTCGTGTTGGGAGACGAAATTATGCAGCATTATCATCCACAATTGAAAAGTAAAAATGAAAGGGCGACGAATTATAATGGAGAACCCATGGGATTCTTTTTAGGAAGTTCGAGTGGCGGTTCAAATATTATGTCAGAACAATATACTTTATATAATATGACTCCAGAAGAGCTTAGTGCTAAGGGTAAGGGAGGCAACCGTCAAATGTATAATTATGTCTCAGCTGGGGATGATATTCAATTTATTAATACGCCGGCAGACACGTATAGACCGGATAAGGTTTCAAATAGTATAACAATTGACACTCTTCAACAGCAGAGGATGGACGAAATAACGCAAATTGCGCCAAAGCAACAACAATTCGGGGCACATATATAATTTTTATTTCAGATTAAAAAACTATATACACCTTTGAACATTTAAAATGGGACGATTTTTGAGTATTTTTCTAATTTTATTATAAGTATATAATGAAGCATAAAACCGAAGATTATAAAATTTCTGCTGTAAAATATTATTTGAAAAATAATGATAGTTTTAGTAAAAC